CCACGCAGGGACAAGCCCGTGACATCATGTGGCAGACCCTGTTGGAGCTAGGACACCCTGTTATATCTGGAAGTCACATCAACAATCTCCAGATCAGGCTGGTCAACGGGGCCACGATTACTCTCAAGGGAGCCGACAGGCCAGAGACAATGCGTGGTGTGTCCTTGAAGTTTCTCGTGATGGACGAGTACGCAGACATGAAGCCTGAAGTCTGGGAACAAATACTCCGTCCAGCACTAGCTGACCAAAAAGGATCAGCAATGTTCATAGGTACGCCTATGGGCAGAAATCATTTTTACGAGTTGTTTAAACACGCAGAGCTAGGTGACGATGAGACTTACAGGGGCTGGCATTTCACCAGCTACGACAATCCAATCTTGGACCCGAATGAAATCGACATGGCAAAGAAATCAATGTCGAGTTATGCCTTTAGACAAGAGTTCATGGCCTCGTTTGAAGCCAGAGGCTCAGAGATGTTCAGAGAGGATTGGGTCAAGTTCGGAGAAGAGCCAGAAGAAGGCGACTACTACATCGCAGTTGACCTCGCTGGATTTGAGGACGTAAACAAAAAACGGACGAAGAACACTAAACTAGATGAAACCGCAATCGCTGTCGTTAAAGTTGGTACTGATGGTTGGTACGTTGATAACATTATACATGGGCGGTGGGAGCTTAACGAGACTGCCGCCAAGATATTTCAGGCCGTTAGAGACTACAGACCCGTTAGCGTTGGTATTGAACGAGGGATTGCAAAGCAAGCTGTAATGAGTCCTCTGATGGACCTGATGAAGCGATACGGGCAGTTCTTCAGGGTAGAAGAGTTAACCCACGGTAACAAGAAAAAGACTGACAGGGTGATGTGGGCGCTACAAGGGCGCTTTGAAAACGGGTTTGTAACCTTAAGCAAAGGAGAGTGGAACGCTAGGTTTTTAGACCAACTGTTTCAGTTTCCTGATGCACTAACACACGATGACTTGGTTGACGCTCTAGCGTACATAGACCAGTTGGCTAAGGTAGCTTACAGCTACGACTTTGAAATAGACGATCACGAGATACTCGACGTAGTAGCAGGATACTAATATGGCAGAAGATATTTACAGCCCAGACCCTCTGATGATTGAGGAGTCTCTGAAAGAGTGGGTGATGACCAAGTGTGAAAACTGGAGAGATCACTATGAATCAAACTACGAACAACGGTTCGAAGAATACTATAGGCTATGGCGAGGTCAATGGGATCCTGCTGACTCCGAAAGAGCATCAGAGCGTTCTCGAATTATCTCTCCTGCGCTTCAGCAGGCTGTAGAGTCTAACGTAGCGGAGTTAGAGGAAGCCACGTTTGGCAGAGGTAAATGGTTTGACATAGTAGATGATATGGCAGATGAAGATAACGAAGATATTCCGTATCTACGCAAAAAACTTACAGAAGACTTTGAAGCCTGCAAAGTTCGTAAAGCTGTAGCTGAGTGCCTTATTAACGCCGCTGTGTTTGGTACAGGTATTGGTGAAATTACTCTTGAAGAGATTAAAGAAATGGCTCCCGCTACAGAGCCAATTATGGACGGACAACTACAAGCAGTAGGCGTATCTATTACTGATCGTGTAGTTGTAAAACTTAAGCCAGTGCTGCCACAAAACTTTTTGATTGACCCTGTAGCTACGTCTATCGAGGAAGCTATGGGTGTTGCTGTAGACGAGTTTGTGTCTAAGCACAGCGTAGAACTACTGCAAGAACAAAACATCTACAGGGACGCTTACATCGAGTCTGCTGCGCCCGACAGCGACCTAGAGCCTGACCAAGACCTTACGCTGTACAACGACGACAAAGTACGTCTTACAAAGTACTACGGTCTTGTTCCACGCGAGTTGCTAGAGGCTGAAGGAGTAGATGTAGAAGACACTTCAATGTACGTAGAAGCTATTGTAGTTATTGCTAACGGCGGTACACTGCTTAAAGCTGAAGCTAACCCGTACATGATGAACGACAGACCTGTAGTAGCGTTTCCTTGGGACATAGTTCCTGGGCGTTTCTGGGGTCGTGGCGTGTGCGAGAAGGGCTACAACAGCCAGAAGGCGCTAGATACAGAACTACGTGCGCGCATTGACGCACTGTCACTTACTATTCATCCAATGCTGGCGATTGATGCAACTAGGTTGCCTAGAGGCGCTAAACCAGAAGTTCGCCCCGGCAAGATGATACTAACTAATGGAGATCCTCGTGAAGTACTTCAACCTTTCAACTTTGGTCAAGTGGGCCAAATCACGTTTGAGCAAGCTGCAAGCCTTCAACAAATGGTGCAACAAGCAACTGGAGCCGTGGATTCCGCAGGCATTGCAGGGCAAGTCAATGGCGAAGCAACCGCTGCTGGTATTAGTATGTCTCTTGGTGCTATTATTAAGCGTCATAAGCGTACTCTAATAAACTTCCAACAGTCGTTCCTACTACCGTTTGTAACCAAAGCTGCACATAGATACATGCAGTTTGACCCTGAAAACTACCCTGTAGCTGACTACAAGTTCAACGCTACGAGTACTCTGGGTATCATTGCTCGTGAATACGAGGTAACACAGCTTGTACAACTGTTGCAGACTATGCAACAAGACAGTCCTTTGTACAGTGTTTTGATTCAGAGCATTATTGACAACATGAATCTTAGCAACCGTGAAGAACTTATTACGGCACTACAAGAAGCTGAAGAGCCTGATCCACAAGCACAACAAATGGAAATGATAACTCAACAAGCTCAACTTGCATTTCAACAAAGTCAAACTGCGGCTCTTAACGGACAAGCTGCTGAGTCTCAAGCTAGAGCGGCTAAGTACGCGATGGAAACTCAACTTGCTCCTGAAGAACTGCAAATTGAAAAGATTGAAGCTATCACTCGTAACCTTAAAGAAGGTGATCAAGAAGACAAAGAGTTTGAACGCAGGCTTAAAGTTGCTGACAGGCTCTTAAAAGAACGACAACTACGAGGTAAGCGTACCGATGATAATGACACAAACCGAAATGAACAACTTCCTCAAACAGATCAACGAGGCGTTCAAGGACCAGTTCGACAAATTGGAGTTGCTTCAAACCAAGGTGGATCTTTTGGAGGCCAAAGTCAATGAGCAAGGAAAAGGATCCAAGACTAGCAAGGGCGGGAGTAAGCGGGTACAACAAGCCGAAGCGGACGCCTAATCATCCCACGAAGTCACACGTAGTTGTAGCTAAAGAAGGTGACAAAATTAAGACTATTAGGTACGGTCAACAAGGAGTCAGTGGTGCTGGGAAGAATCCTAAGACTGCTAAAGAAAAAGCAAGGCGTAAGTCCTTTAAGGCTCGTCACGCTAAAAACATAGCTAAAGGCAAAATGTCTGCGGCTTATTGGGCTAATAAATCTAAATGGTAAGGAGATAATAATGTTTGGAAAAAGCGCAGGAACAGGAAGAGGTAGAAACCCTACTCGTAAAGCTCCGGGTACAGGAATGAAAGCTAAAACACGAAGGGCTAGAGACATAATTCAAGGAAGAAAAGCAAACAAAGCAGCTGGATTGGCAAAAAATTCACCTTACAGAGATTTAATGCCAAAAGTACGTGGAAAGTCCCTTCCGGGTACACCTTCTGAAAAACTTATAAAAAAAACAGCCGCCGCTGATAGAGCAAAAGCAAGAGCAAAAGCAGTTTCAGCAGGTAGACCAGTGAAGGGAACCGATTGGAAAAAAAGAAAACAAGCAAGACAAGCACGAAAAGGAGCTCCGAAAGTCTACTAATGCCCTAGAAAAAGAAAACAAAAAATGTAAGGAGATAGCTATGCCAATGGTAGGAAAGAAAAAGTATCCGTACACAGCTAAAGGTAAAGCTAAGGCTAAAGCTGCTGCAAAAAAAGCAGGCAAAAAAGTTAAAAAGATGAAAGGCTACTAATGCCTAAAAAAAAAAGAAAAAAGCAAACGATGCGTGTGCAAAGAAGGTCAAAGCCCGTTACAAGGTGTGGCCTTCTGCGTATGCGTCTGGTGCTGTAGCTAAGTCCCGCAAATCTCCCGCAAATGGTGCACCGACCCCCTATAGCTCGGTCCGCTAATCGCGACACTTTATTTGTCGCAATAGCTTGATCGCGACAGATAAATGCGCTTATATGTCGCAAAACAGGACCAGCCAGGATTAAACACGCAGTAACAGCATCAGGCAAAAGACGTAAAAATACCACCAGAAAAAAGTCTTGACATTTCAGTCTTTTTATGGTATAATATATAGTAAATAGAGAGATAATCTAAGAGACCTCTTATGGATCAAGATACACAAAAGTACTACGAATGTTACTTTGACCTGTTTAACAACCCCGGTTGGAAGCAGTTAATCGAAGAACTAAAACAAAATGCTCTCGTAATTAACAGCGTAGAAGCGACCAAAGATCAGAATGATTTGTATGTACGTAAAGGACAACTAAACGTACTTGCTTATATTCTTAACTTTGAAACTACAACTAATAATAACTACGATGAGCTAACCGCTGATGATCAAAGTATTTGATTTTCGCTGTACTAACGGACATATCTTTGAAGAATTTGTAGAAGGGAATACTACGTCCAGTAGGTGCGGATGTGGAGCCAACGCTACAAAAATCGTATCAGCAACTCAACACATACTCGAAGGGTCTTCTGGGGACTTCCCCGGTAGACACATGAAGTGGGTACGTGAACACGAGCAAGCTGGTCGATCTAGTCGGGAATCCTAGTATTAGGGCATCTCCCATTTTAATCCTCCATAACCTTAATAATAATAGGCGGGGTAAGTTTATATTATGTCACGAGCACAATTACTTGATGAGCGTCCTGAAGAAGAACCCATCGAAACAACTCAAGAGCTAACTAATAACTCTATTGAGAATCCTGAAGAGGAACAACCTCAAGAACCAGAGTTTAATCTTCCTGAAAAGTACCGTGGTAAGTCTGTCGAAGAACTTGTACAGATGCACCAAGAGCTAGAGAAATTCTCTGGCAAACAGAGTACGGAAGTTGGTGAGCTACGAAGGTTAGTTGATGAACATATTCAGACACAACTCTCAACACAACAAGCACCTCAACAACAGCAACACGAAGACGATGAAGTAGATTTCTTTGTAGATCCACAATCTGCTGTTAACCGAGCTATATCTAATCACCCTAAGATCAGAGAAGCAGAAGCCTACACACAACAGGCTAGACAACAGGCTACTCTTTCACAGTTGAAATCCAATCATCCTGATATGGAGAGTATACTACAAGATCCTAAGTTTGCTGAATGGATCAAAGGGTCAAAAGTTAGAACACAGTTGTTTGTTCAAGCAGACCAAGGGTATGACTACGACGCTGCACACGAATTGTTTTCTCTTTGGAAAGAAAGAACACAAGCCGTACAACAAACTGCAAACGCAGAGAAAGCAGCCCGTCAGAGTACACTAAAGTCTGCAAGCACAGGCAACGCTCGTGGAACATCAGAAGGATCGCGTAAGAAAATTTATCGTCGTGCTGACTTAATAAAACTTATGCAAACAGACCCTGATCGCTACATGGCGCTACAGCCTGAAATAATGGCAGCGTATGCAGAGAAGAGGGTCAAATAGCCTAACCTTTAAGGAGAATTAAAATGGCTGGTGAAACCTCTGGTGCATATTTTACAGCTAACGCTGTAGTAGACAAAACCGCTGCGGGTACTTTTATCCCCGAAATCTGGTCGGATGAGATTATCGCAGCATATCAAAAGAACCTGAAGATGGCTCCCCTTGTCAAGCGTCTGTCGATGACTGGAAAGAAGGGTGACGTTATTCACATTCCTAAGCCCATCCGTGGCTCTGCATCTGCTAAGGCAGAAGCTGTTGCGGTAACTATTCAGGCTAACCTTGAGTCAGAGTTGACTGTCACTGTTGACCGTCACTTTGAGTACTCTCGTCTGATTGAGGACATCGTAGAAGTACAGGCTCTGTCTTCTCTGCGACAGTTCTACACTGAAGACGCTGGCTACCAACTGGCTCTGCAAGTTGACACTGACCTGATTAACGCCGCTACTGGCTTTGGTGACGGTACTCGTACTGCTTCTCCGACTGACGGCGCTAACTGGGAAAACAGCAACGCTTACTACTTCAACAGCACTTCTGGCCTTGCGGCTTTCGCTGATGACACTGTTGCTACTGGTGACAACTTCACTGACCTTGGCTTCCGTGAGGCTATCAAGCTGATGGACGATGCTGACGTACCTATGGACGGACGAGTTCTCGTAATTCCTCCTGCTGTACGTAAGTCTTTGATGGGCATTGATCGTTACGTGTCTTCCGACTTTGTTGGTGGCCGTGGCGTTGAGTCAGGTCTGATTGGTAACCTGTACGGTGTAGACATCTACGTGTCCAGCAACGCTCCTGTACTGGAGACTGCCGCTCAAAACTCTGGTGGTTCTATTGCTGTCCGTGGTTGCTTGTTCTTCCACAAGGATGCTTTGGTAATGGCAGAGCAGCTCGCTGTACGTTCTCAGACGCAGTACAAGCAGGAATACCTGTCTACGCTGTTTACGTCTGACACGCTGTACGGTGTTGAAACTTACCGTCCTGAAGCAGGATTCATCCTCGCTGTAGCCGACGAGTAAGCTACTCTCTCTGGGGGTCTTCATGGCCCCCTTTTCCTTTTGCTCGTTTTTCTTGGAGTAGGTGATGGCAACAACTATTAAACTAAAAAACGGATCAGGGGCGCCTACGGCTGGCGATCTAGTCCAAGGCGAACCTGCATTTGATCTTACTAACAAAAGACTG